CAATGTCACAATATTTTGAAGAGGTATACTTTGATGTTGAAAAGGCAATAGAACTTGCCTTCGACAGGAAATTTGTGCTAAACTTCTATGAGTATTTAAAATTAAAAGGAGCAAAGAAGGTAGAGGTAGATCAATTTCTAAACAGTTCAACTGCAAAAGAAATCATATCCACCATCGATGAACTCCAAGAGTATATTAAAGGAGGTAAAGACAACTTACATTCACAACTGCGTGAGGCATATGGCCATATACCTAAACCTCAAGCAAGAAAGATAAGCACTTATCTTGAATCCATACTTCACGACGCATACAAGTATAGCAATGACAGAAAAAGAGGTAGAAAACCCTCTAAATAACTCCAACACCGAAATCAATAAGGGTGTTGAACTGTTACTTAGGAATAGGAGGAAACCAAAACCAAAACCGAATACCTTTCAGATGAAGTTCTCTATCTTCAAAAGAGATATAACTATCATCTTTAACATAACAAAAAAATAATCTCTGGAGGTTCTCATGTCAGAAACATTAATCGTAACTTTAACCATTTCAACTGTAGTTACATTCCTTGCATTATTAGTGGGTGGTGTGATAGGATGGGTAGCAAGAGAACACTCATATGAAACTACACCTCAAACAGTGTATACACATCCAGAGATGTTTGATGAAAATGGTAACTTAACAGCAGATGAAATTTTAGCAGTACGCTTTGAAAATTATGACAACACAGAAGACGATGAGGAAGACTAAGACTCCTGCAGGAACAACTTCCATTAGAACAAAAAAGGTGGTTAAAAGAGTAGAACTTCCTCCTAATCCTTTTATTCATGAAATCTTAGATCATGTAGAAGAACAGAAAACAAAAGCAAAGAAAATATCAGAACTCAAAAAGTATCGTGATGATTCTCTTACTGCTATATTAATATGGAATTTTGATGATAGTGTGGTATCTGCTGTTCCAGAGGGCCAAGTTCCTTATAAAGAAAATGAAGTTCCTATTGGAACAGATCACACATCACTCCGTAGAGAGTGGAAAAATCTTTTCCATTTTATTAAAGGTGGAAACGATAGTTTGTCTGCTCTTCGCAGAGAGACTATGTTTATTCAAATGCTTGAGGGTCTTCACCCAGAAGAGGCAAAGATTATATGTCTTGTAAAAGATAAGAATCTCACTGAGAAATATAAACTCACAAAAGATATTGTCGCTGAAGCATTCCCAGATATCAGATGGAGTGATAGAGCATGACGACTGAAACTAAGAAACCAATGGCTGCACCTACATGGGATAAGAAAGAAAAAGATGCTATTGCAGACTATGGGTGTGAATTACTTGTCGAAAATGCTAGTCAAGAAGAACTAAAAAAAACATCCTATCCTAGTGATGCCATGATAGTTACATACAAAGTTAAAGACAAAGTTCACTTTGATTTGTGTAGAGGGTCAAAGGTAAACATCTTTGATTTATATTATGATAAGTTTGGTAAGGGCTCACTTCAAGGAATAGATTTTGGTAAAGGAAACATCAATCCGTCAATGTGGGGATATAAAACAAAGGAAAAGAAAAAGAAAGGTAGAAGAGGATGAAAGACGAAGAACTCCGAGCACAAATAAATGCACTCATCAGAGATGAGATTCAAGAGGGGATCAATGACTATATTGATACTAAGGAGGAGTCGGAGAAGAGTGGCCTAGGTTTTGTTGATAACAAAGACGAAGAGTTGAAGGTCAATATATCTAACGCAGAGGTTGATAAACTTATAAAAGAGTATAAAAAGATAAAGAAAAGACAAAAATCTAATTTAAACCAGATCAGATTGCTTGATAAATTCGGTAATCCGATCCAAAAACCTTAAGAAAATCTAAAATTGTGTAACAAAATACACAATTACTTGCCTATATAGTGTGGGTATGCTAACATACCTTTACGTTCAGCCTAATGATAGAACTCACACTACTGGCATCACTCCTCGCTGAACACAATGCTTCCCACTGGGAAATGTCGTGTGCAGAGTGGAATCAAAATAGAATTGAGATACTTAGCGATAAGAATCTCAGATCTGATGCACAGGAGTATCTTATAGATTACTTCCGAACTAAAGTTTCGGATGGAAACTGTGAGACCTTTATGTTAGGCCGCAAGTAAGCCGACTCGGAACGGGTTCGTTCATCTCTTATGATTCCAATTCTAATTGCTACTAGTATCACCTGTGCTGACATTAATGATTTGGTAGATCGTGCAAAGAACTATCCAGACATTACTGAAGAGCATAGGCAAGAGGTCATTGATCTCTATGATGATGTTGTTATGGATTTAGGATTAGAATGTGGAGACGCAAAAGCCGACTGAAGGAACGGGAGTAAAAACCCCTACTACTTACAGGAGAAACCAAATGGCACAAGTCACATACAGAGGTATCAAGTATGATACCGACAGAAACAGAACACAGCAGACTAACAAGGTCGATCTTACTTACCGTGGTGTAAGACAAGAGAAAGAACTTACAAGTGTTAAATGATTGAAGTTTTAGAGATTTGCTTGGCATCTGCCATCTTTCTCACAATCATAAATGCTGAAGTTCAGTTTCTATATGGAAAATAAAACAGAGGGGGTTTACACCCCTCTTTTTTTATATTATAATTAGCTGAAAAGCAATCTCATGAACAAAGCAAAACTAAAAGTTCTGGTTATGGCTCTAAAAGAAATCGTAGAAGAGTTGGAGTCTGAGGTCTATTCAGATGTTGAGGCATATCAAAGTATGCAGGTATCTACATCTAAACCACTTGATTATGATGAAATGTATGACGATGGTTCAGACTAATGCAAGTATCACTGATTAGTATCACACCTGATGCAGAGAAAACTATGGCTCATATTGCCAGAGTTTCTAATCCAAATAATCAAGACAATCCAAACTATGCAGGGTTGTTGAGATATTGTATCAAGCATAATCATTGGTCTGTGTTCGAGCAGTCATCAATGACACTTGAGATTGAAACCACTCGTGCAATCGCAGCACAGATATTGAGACACAGATCATTCACTTTTCAAGAGTTCTCTCAACGATATGCACAGAGTAATGAATTAGGTAAGATTGAATTACCAGAGTTAAGAAGACAAGATAAAAAGAATCGTCAAAATTCAACAGACGATTTAGATGAATTTATAAAACAAAAACTAGAAGCACAGATGATAACTCTGTTCAGTTCCTCGCAATCATTATACAATCAAATGATAGATCATGGTGTTGCGAAGGAATGTGCTAGAATGGTATTGCCACTGTGCACACCCACTAAGATATACATGACTGGTTCATGTCGTTCTTGGATACATTACATTGATCTAAGATCTGCACACGGAACACAAAAAGAACACATGGAGATTGCTGAAGCATGTCGAAAAGTGTTTACCGAACAGTTCCCTACAGTATCTGAAGCCCTTGAATGGGAATAAATAACTTTACCTAACTTAACAATATGCCAACATACCCTGTTGTAAATCAAAAAACTGGTGAGAAAAAAGAATTATCTATGACCATGGTTGAGTATTCAACATGGAGAGATGACAATCCTGATTGGGATAAAGATTGGAACGCTGGAGTAGCAAACCTCGGAGAGGTTGGAGAAGTATATGACAAGTTGAAGAAAACACATCCAGGCTGGAATGATGTTCTTTATAAAGCATCTAAAGCACCCCGTTCTAACGTAAAACCTATCTAAGTATGCCAAGAAAAAGTAAAAACGGAATCCAACCAATCGGAGTTGGTCTAACAGCAAAGCAGATGAAAAGAAGAAAGCCTATAAATGCTGATATGTTAAGGGTCATAGAACCTCTAACAGAGAATCAGAAAAAATTATTTGAATCCTACGATGAGGGTAAGAATCTCATTGCTTATGGTGTTGCGGGAACAGGAAAGACATTTATATCACTCTATAAGGCACTTTGTGATGTCTTTAATCCAGAGACACCTTATGAGAAGATATACATCGTCAGATCTCTTGTGGCCACCAGAGAAATAGGTTTCCTACCTGGTGATCATGAAGATAAGGCATTCTTGTATCAGATACCATATAAGAATATGGTTAAGTATATGTTTGAGATGGCCACTGAGGCAGACTTTGAGATGTTATATGGCAATCTAAAAGCACAGGAAACAATATCATTCTGGTCTACATCATTCATTCGTGGAACAACACTTGATAAAGCAATTGTTATTGTAGATGAATTTCAAAACTTAAACTTCCATGAACTTGATAGTATTATGACAAGAGTTGGTGAGAACTCAAAAATCATGTTCTGTGGTGATGCTACTCAATCTGATCT